GGCCGTTCTGGTCGGTATGTCCTAGTCGTTGAACCTGCTGTCCATTCCTGAACAGATTGGCTGCTGATTGCCCACATGGGGTGTTCCAGCAATTCACGCGATTCCATTACGACATTGCTGTCGTAAGGGTCTAAAAATAAACGTCTCCCCGCTCTGAGGCCCAATTAGACCTCTATCGTATACACGCGCTCTGTGATCAATGAAGGGATGATTACTGAATGATTCGCCAGTACCGCGTAACCATTCCATCGCTTTAAAACGCTCATATGAATCTCCACGTTCAACGATATACTTCCTGTAATGATTCAAATCATCGAAGAAATCAGATTTACCTTTATCGTCTTTGAAATACAACAGACTCTTCATGAAATCATAAAATTGAGGATCTATCCGATATTTTGATCCACCGGCCCAGTTAAGAGCATCAGTAAATTCTTTATCTATAAATTCATCCGGAAATTCTGCAAATGAAGATGTGCTGGTGATCGGTATTCTCGTATCATAATCTATAAGACCTCTTTTAATGAAGTAGGTCTTTCTCCCAGGCTTAAAAAACAGTCGATTCCCATCGTCTTTTACAGAGACGCGTAAACCAAGTTCGACTTTGCGTTGAAGTTTGGTGTATTTCAAGATTCGTGGATCAGTGACTCTGATGTTGTACGTCATAACGTCATAGTATTGCCCGAAATATTGTCCGGACATCCTAGACTTCATACGCCTTTTCTGCACACCATAAGTTTCAAGTTCATAGAAACCTGCTACTCTCCCGGACTCGAGAAGTTTCTTACCTGTATCGAACCATACTCTACGATTACCGTTGAGATTGGCCAAGTTGTATAGATCGCGACCAAGCTCCATGGCTATTTGGTCAAAATCTGGGGTTTCCATGATGGCAAGACGCCTAGCGAACTTAAGGTAGAACTGCTGGAGGTCCCTTTCGTTCTTCTTGAGTCTTACCAGAAGCTTAAGAGGAATGTGCTCATCGAAAAAATGGCGCAAACTGCGAGCAACATTTGGCTCAATGCGATCTTCCCACTTATTTCTTGCGACAATATTAGGAATAAAGTTATCATGCAAATCCTGTAGTTGTGTTGGTCCCAATACGGGATCGATGTAATTGTTGATTTTCAACTTCTTCAGTACATCAGAATCAGCACGCAATTGTGTTTCCAATGTATCGGAAATGTTCATCACATCGAATTTTATCTGGCTTTGAGAAACAGCCTTGAAATTGCTCCAAACCTCCGGATTATTCCTCTGCCTGGTGAACAAAATTCTCAAGTTATCTGCTACAACGGCACGTTGATTAGCCCCCATTTTCATCTCGAGGGAGTCAATAAATTTCTTTAAAAATACCTTGTCAGCATCTTTGAGAACATCACTCTCTTCTATTCGTCTAACCGCATTATTCAACACTTGGGGAGATTGCTGAAAGATCCTGGCGTCTTCATACCTATTATTCACAGGATTGAAGATCATCTGGTCTTCCCGAGGAAGATTGGTCAAAACTCTTCGCTTTGCCGCTCTCTTAGTACCCAGAAGTGTGCCGCGATAATTAGTCAATGACAATACACCATCGAGTTCACCTGCTTGCAACAAGTAGTAATCCCGGAGTGTATTTGTCAATTTTTGATCATTGATGAAATCTTCTGGTCTAGATGCGCCAAGTTGCATAGCATCAAGCTTTGCTTTTGCTTGTGCGAAACGTCTAGTATCATTGGGTAGTGTGGGATCTGTCATAGCTCGGAGCTCATTCAACCCGACTGATTTTCCGTCAAGAGTGTCAAACTTATCCAATGTCAATTCTCCAGAATTAAACATATTCAACTTACTGTAATCACCAAGATGTCTGATCTGTACATCCTTCGGTTGACGTCTTAACCAAGCGTCATATGTTTCTCGTAATGGTGTTTGCCCATCATAGAAAGCAATTTGTGCAGGCGTGAGACCATCCAAGTTTCTTCTACGAATTTGGGCAAGACCCTCAAGCTTTGATAAATCATCCCAAGATTTAAATACAGGAACTGTGGTTGATCGACAACGATAATGAGCTGGAGGCTTGTGCACAATATCGTCTATATCATAAATCTGCCCATCTCTATGACGACAAATGGGTGTAGTCCTCTTATCGAGCACTGATACATATTCCCAACCAGAAATTGCGCCTCTATTGGCCTTATATACTTCACCATCTGCTTGAGTATGGACAGACGTCACTGCAGTAATCACCAGAGCTTGGCTCTGATTCTTAGAAATATTATGAACATTTCCTTTTCTTACGTCTAGGGCCATTTGATTCGTTGTTTTTCCATCGGCTATACCGTTGCGAATCAAAGCTTCGATACGCCTCTTCTCTGATTCAGCTATCCCGGCCCATCCCATAGCTAGTGTCTGATCTTTAAATAGCGGTCGCTCCAAAACAATTTCTTCCGCCACTCTTCGAGTTGGACGAGCCGTTCTCCAAATATTTCCCATAGTATTTTCGAAAGTCTGGTACATATAGGAGATTTGATTCGAAGCCATATCTAACAAAGATTGTTTAGAGATGGAATATACTTCTTTATATGTCTTAGTAATGTCGTTGTCTATGGCATCTCGAAGTACACGAAATCCGGCGGGAGATGCCTTAGCATCGGCTATCAATTTTGCTGTGGAGACCTTATGTCCATCCAAAACCAGGAAAACTTTGTCAGCTAAACGCTGCTCATAAAGTCTGAGCATTGCAGCACGATCAATAACCTTGTCGTATACCTCTGTATTGGCATTCATTCTACACCATTAGATTTAAGCATCTTGGCGTATTCAGTTGACCCTTTTTGAGGTATTGCCACAGGATCTCCGTTTATCTCTTGAAGAGCTTCCTCATCAGAATACTCTGGAGCGAGAAGATCGTTTTGCTTGATCAACTCTATCCAAGAAGAGCGTGGAATAAGACCGTTCTGGTACCATTCAGTGGCAAGCCTCAGCCAATCAGCACCAATGGGCATCGGATTGAAGTCGTTGCATAAATTGAATTGGATATCTTCTGGTGTATACGTTGTCTTGTATTTCCAGTTGAGCATAAATGCGATTATTTGTGAAAGTACAGAAGATATTTTTATATTCAATGCTCCGATCTGCGCCGTTTGCGCGGCATTACGCAATTCTAGAGCAACACCGGATTGTGCTGTTTCCGGAGAAAGCATTCTTATGCCCAATTTGGCCATTTCTTCTATACCGCGATGAATTGCGGTCTCCATGTCCCCCAAAGCATCACTGGGGGTTTTTAGAACATCTACTTTATCTTCTCTATTGAGATGGAGCCAAGTACCCAATCCCGAATTTACGATATTTTGGAACTCTTCGGGAAGCATGTCCGAGAAAATCACCGGAGTATAAGTTGCAGCACCATAAAGTAAATGGTTTCGCCGAGATATCTTATTGTACAAAGAGACTTCTTTGTCAATTATGGGAAGAAGTATTGGTTCAATGGTGTCCACATTGCCATTCAGCGGCCAAGCAGGTATGATCTTGAGGCGCTCTCCATCCATAAGGATGTCTGTGAAAGTCTCCTTCAATTCGAATTTGTTGGAATCGATCACATAATTTGTGTATTCTTGTCCATTGACCACTGTCTTGACTCCGTGACCAGCAGACTCATACACACGTATTTGGTAATAACCTTGTTCGTCAATTTCATGAACCCAAACAGTATCTATATAATCCGGATGCCATTCGTTTGTGGAAAAAGACTCTACATAACCTCTAATGATCAATTGCTTTAATTGAATCTTGCCCAAGTCGGATTGGCCAATCCTCCAATTGATTACCGCGTCACTCTTATAAAGTACTGGATAAGGTTTGAGCTTTTCGAAATCTTCACTGGAAAGATCTTCTCTGTTAGATACACTTGGATACGAAATGTATATCCAGGCTCTAGAAGTTTGGAGTTCTTCCCAAATCGCAGAATCTAAGAATGAGATCAGCGTTGAATCATCTTGACCAAAATTGTTAAGAATCCAATTCTCAGCATCCTCCGGTGCATCATCTGGAAGAGTCAAAATCGGTTGTTTTCTGAGGAGCCCTCCCAATAGCATTTTGGCAAATTGGGAAGTTATGCCGGGCAATTCAGCCTCCGCTTTGTAAAAGTTGTATTGTTCACTGGACATTGTAGGACTAAATGGTATTAGTAAATTACCCTGATAATAACCTTCGAAATATGTGTCACTGTCTTTTACGTATCTTTCACCGCCGAGAACAGCCCGGCATCTGTCCCATAAAGGTTTGAGAGATTCGTATTCTATTCGGGGTGCTTCCACACCTTTGTAAGTTTGAGGAGCATTGACAACGGCCATGTCAATTAGAGAGCAATCTATTGAACTCTTGAATAGTATCTAGCACTAGCTTGCGACCGGTCAAATTGCTGTAGAAGTAGTATTTGCCATCCAAAAGCTTAATGTCCCAATCTGACGGGACTTTCTCACTCGGAAGAAGTGTGATGGGAGGGGTTTTAAATTCCATTCAAAATTAGACCTCTTTATTCAATCCGAACGTGTATGTTCCGGTATGTCCAAGACTAACCCACGGGGCTATGTGAATTGGGATACCGTGCTCGTTGCACATTTTGCAAAAGTAATAGTCTTCAGACAATAGGATCTTAGAGACTGGATCGACTATTAGACTGAAGAAATTATATGTTTCTCTGAATTTTCCTTGAAAATCGTTTTTGTAGAGTTCCGTAAATGGCATTAGCTTTTGGAAAACGCCCCTAGAAATCATCATGAATCCTGTGCCGGCATATACGAATTTTTTGAGTGGAGCATTGGGATCATTCATTATTAAGAGTTTGTCATCATCCTCTCCAACAGCTCCCACCCACTCAAATCCAGTACTTTCGGCAAAAGGGGTGCCTTTTCTGGCTGAATCACAGATTCGATCCAAAAATAATAATTTTTTCGGGTAAACACCTGCCAATACGGGAACATCATATTCCATCATTCGCAACACATCTTCTTTACGGAAATTTATATCCGCATCGATAAAGAAAAGATGTGAGCAATCGGATGCCAAAAACATATCGGTGAGATTGTTCCTGGCTCTCGTGATCAAAGATTCATTGACCATTATACTGTAAGATGTTCTGTAGCCGTGAGCATTCAATAAGCCCAGTGTTGCCACCAGGCTTGATGTGTATGCTCCGCAACACATTCCGCCATACATTGGTGTTGCGATGAATATTGACTTCATTTCATAATACCAAAAGTTTTTAGTACACGAACAACAGTATCAATGATCTTCTGGAGGAGTTCCGGATTGATATCCTTCCCTGCCAACATCACAGTTTCAATTATAAGAGAAGCTTTCATCTTACCTAGCCCGGAATCTGGGAAAGTTGTCTCCAATTTCTGTACCAATTCAATGATTGAAGGCAAAATGGAGAATACGAGTAAGACGGTTTGTAGCATTAGCTGTAGGTCCCCAAAACTGTTAGATAGGGCGGCGTGTACGTATTGTCACGCAATGTTACTGTGAATGATGCCGTTCCACTGGAAGGATTCACAGATCGAGAAACAACCACATCCGCTACACGCGTATTTCCTGTCTGTAGCGGTTCATTATAGACATCTGAAAGACGAGACAGTACACTGTAAAGAAAGTCACGAATATCATCCGTGATTTCAGTAGTGACTCCTGTGTAAGCTTGGATGGTCGCCTTCGGGATCACATAATGTGAACCAAGTGTGGTGTTTGTTGCAGCGATGCCCGCACCCGCCCCGAGCCATTGCGATAGAGTTTTTTCCGGTTGAATTGCCAACAATATCTCCTAAAAATTTTTCGACCAAGTCAGGCCAACCTTATCAATCCCCAAATAGTCCTCTTGGATCTTTATATTCGGAGTCATTTTTCCGCCGCACCCCACTATTATGAGGAGTAGGCATAGACTCAATATCGACTTCACCATTTTTCCGCCGACCCCTCCTATTGCGAAGAGTAGGCATAGACTCGGTATCGACTTCACCATTTTCCCTCAATGCACCAATCAGTGATATTGTACCGGTGCCGAGTGTAACGAGAGCGACCAAAATTTGCGTGAGGGCCTCTGCCTCTACCGAGTAACCCAATATACCTAGGATACCGACGAGAATAGTGCCCACGCCACCCAAGAATTTCTTGGATGTCCACCATTTCTGTTGTGGAGCTGGCACCACCGTTGGGGTATCGGGGTCTATTTCGTCCTGATATAGTTTGAAGGCTTCAGCCGTCCTCGCTCCGTATTTACCGTCCTCTTCCAAAGGTCCATAGCCCAGT